ACTATCATTCAGTTTCGCCCTCGATTTCGGGCCGACGGCGCATCCTGAGACGCAATACCTTCTCTGTGGCCACCTCGACCGGGTTGTCACCATCAATGAAAACGTCTTCGTCATCGATCACAAGACCACCACTACAACCCTCGGGGATTATTGGTTCAACCAATTCGCCCCTAACAATCAAATGACCCTCTACACCTTCGCCGGGAAGGTTGTGATGGATATGGAAGTGAAGGGGGTGGTGATTGAAGGGGCGCAGATAGGGCTGGAGAAGTTCACCTCCCGCTTTGCGCGAGGGTTTACCTATCGCTCAGATGATCTCATCGACGAGTGGCTGAATGATCTTGAGTACCATCTGAATGCGGCTGAAGCCTTCGCGGAAGCAGGGCACTGGCCAATGAATGACATGAGTTGTGACAAGTATGGGGGGTGTAGGTTCAGGGATGTATGCTCTAAGAACCCTTCCGTTCGAGAGCATTACTTGAAGTCAGATTTCATACAACTACCGGAGGACGAGAGATGGAACCCCTTAAAGAGCAGATAATCCTAAAGGCCATTGAGCTTAGCGAAGCCCTTCGCGATGCTGCTTACACGCGTAAGGAAGATGACAAGAAACGTGTCAGTCACTCACAAATGGAGTTGATGAAACTATGTCAGACCTACGTCTCCAACTCATCCTCGGAAAGTTCCCGGTAGTACGGCTCACTGATACTCACTTCGTATTGAAGCTGGGTGGCACTACAGAGATGACTATTCAAAGGCCTCCACGCTGTGATATCCGTGATGGAGATCTCTTAACCCTTTACACGGAGGTGATGCTTGCCAAGCCTAGCTGACCATCAATCAAATCAATTCACCAAGGTTCTGTTCCTTGGCGATAGCAAGAGTGGGAAGACCACCGCGCTTTGGTCTCTTGTTAAGGCAGGGTATAAGCTCCGGATCTTAGATCTAGATAACCTCTTGGATCCTTTCAAAGAACGGCTGCTGGCCGAATGCCCAAAGGAAATCGCAGGGGTGGAGTATCGAACCTTGCGGGACAAGTATAAGACCGGGCCACTTGGAGTTACCTTAGATGGCCCAGCTAAGGCTTTCGTCGATGCCATGAAGATGCTCGACCTTTGGAAGTATGACGAAACAGATCTGGGAAAGCCCAAAGAGTGGGGACCGAACTATATCCTTGTAATCGACTCACTATCGCGTCTATGTGACGCAGCTTATGACTTCCACGATATGATTATCAAACCCGGGAAGTCTGGGGAGAAAGATGGCCGCGCCGTTTATGGCCAGGCGCAGGATGCAGTGGAGATGGTCTTGGCGAACCTCACCTCCGCTACCTTCGAAACCAACGTCATCGTGATCTGCCATGGACAGTATATGGAACAGCCAGATGGGACATCGAAGATTTTCCCACAAGGAGTGGGACAAAAGCTCAGCCCGAAGATTCCGCAGTACTTCCCTGTCTATGTCCGACTGAAGAAGAGTGGTGAGAAGCGCGTGCTTCAACTTGAATCGGATGTGATGATTGATCTAGCCATGCCAAAGCTAAAGGCCTTCGACACAAAGACTCTTGATGTTGATACTGGCTTGGCCCAGATCTTCCAAACTCTTCGCGGGTCCGCGATAGCACCTGTGCCAGCCGCAACACAGGTGAAGCCAAAGGCGGTAGTTATGCAGAGGAGAGTTTAATGAGTGATGCCACACTCAGGATCAAGAATTTATCCATCGCCCTTGAGGCGTTATCTCATGTCACTGGAAGCAACCACATCAAACACTTCAATAGAATTGAGGAACTCCTCGAAGATGAGATCCTCGGCCTTGAGAAAGAAAAAGAAAAGGAGAACCAATGGCCAAACCGGCCAGCTAGAACTGCCACTACCAACACAGATTACGACCTGTTCAATCCAAGCAAACTCTAACCTCCTACGAAAGCATGATCAAATGGCTAATTTCCAAGACATCCTGAACCGTCCTTCCGAAGAGATTAAACCCGCCCCAACTCTTCCAATGGGTTCTTACCACACCATAATCATGGGCTTGCCGGAACAGGGGGAGTCCTCTATAAAGAAAACCCCACAGTTGAAGTTCACCCACAAGATCATTGCCGCCCTGGATGACGTAGATCCTGATGCTATTGCCGAGTTCGAGGCTGATGGCGAAACCATTGCCGGACAGGAGGTCGAGAATACCTTCTACATTTCGGATAAAGCCGCGAACTTGCTGAAGGAATTCATCATCAATTGTGGAGTGGATCTCACAGGGAAGAACATGGCGGAAGGCCTTGATGAAATCCCCAATGCTGAGGTCATCATCAACATCAAGCATGAAGCTTCCAAAGATGGCAAACGGGTGTTTTCGAAGGTTGGCTCAACCGCCCGTGTAAGCTAATAGTTCCCTCAAGGCAGAACGCCAAACCTCCCCTCTGTCTTGAGGCCTCCCGCTCGGTGTCGTTGAGACCGGGCCAACTGAGGGGGAGGACGCGAATGTCTCCCCCTCCCTTTCCCTTCACGGAGTCAAAATGAAACCTTTCAAACTCACCTCCGAAATGCATGAGGAAATGCTAGATGGTATCAAAACCCTCGCAGATACGGACACACATGACACCGTTGGACCGAGCCCTTTCGCGAAAGGCTTACGCAAACGGGATGTCCATTTATCAGATAGCGAAGTCGATGCACCGGGACCCAAGGACAATCCGGAGGTTACTACGGAAGACCCAATCAACCCGTCCCACTACCGCCGTCACCCATCAGGAATTGAGTGTATTGAAGTCGCGAGGCATCACAACTTCAACGTAGGGAATGCTATTAAGTACATTTGGCGGTATCAAGACAAGGGGGATCCCATTGAGAATTTGAAGAAGGCACAGTGGTATTTGGATGATGAGATTCGACGGTTGCAGGGAACAAGGTGATGAACAAGATTGTATCCACAGTCTACTACCATGACTACATCCTGATCTTTTGTGATAATGGGGATATCTACAAGATGGTTGTGGACGAAATAGCCACATGGAAGGTGAGTTATTATTTCATTGGTAGCTTCCGTCCTCAACCATGAAACCCATCTTCCTCATCGGCGAATCCCAAGGCGAGAATGAGAAGAAGATCGGTAAGGGCTTCGTAGGCACCACGGGAGCCGAACTTCTGCGAATGCTAAACGACGCGGGGGTTATCGAACTGACTTCCGAAGACCGCTCCTATCTCTCCAAATATTATAGAACGAAGGACCCATGGACCCTAGCCGCGATATGGGACCTTCATCCTGAACTCTACCGGACTAACGTCTTCCAACAACACCCTCCCGGGAATGATCTCTTATACTTCTGCGGGGGGAAGAGCGAAGCCATCCTCGGCTACCCAATTCTTCAGAAATCCAAATACGTCAGGAAGGAATTCCAACATGAACTTGACCGGCTTGGTAATGAGGTGCTTAGGGTTGACCCTAACCTCATTGTTTGTCTGGGCAATAGTGCTCTATGGGCTATGGTTGGTCGAACTGGTATCACTAAACTTCGTGGTACTACTTGCGTCAGCACTCATACTGTTAGCGGGTATAAGCTTCTTCTTACTTACCACCCTTCTGCGGTCACAAGACAGTGGGAACTCAGACCCACGACTGTAGCAGATCTCTCGAAGATCCTCAAAGAGAAAGATACCCCCCATGTCACGCGGCCTACACGGGAAATCTGGATCGAGCCTAGTCTCGAAGATATCCAACGCTTCATTCAAGATCATATTAAAGGATGCAGCATCCTATCTGTGGACATTGAGACAAGCGGCTCACAAATCACATGCATCGGCTTCGCACCAAGAAAAGACCTTGCGATCGTTATTCCAATCCATGACGAAAGAACAAAGAGCGGAAACTATTGGCCTACTGCGACAGATGAACGACGATGTTGGGAGTACATTCGTGACGTGCTTGAGGATCAATCAATCCCTAAGGTCCTCCAGAACGCGCTTTATGACGTACCCTTCACACTGCGATCTTACGGAATCCGAATGATGAATGTTGTCCACGACACGATGTTGCTGCACCATGCTCTTCAACCTGAATCTTTGAAAGGATTGGGGTATTTAGGCTCAATTTATACAGACGAAGGACCATGGAAGTCAGAGCGGAAATTCAGCAACACTACAATCAAGAGAGATAACTAATGCCCGAGATAATCTATTCGCACAACCATAAGGCTTGGATCAAAGAATGTACAAAATGCGATATCTCTGGGAAAACTAGAAAAGTTCTATGTATTAAATGCAATCATTGGATGGCTGTTGTAGATGATGATAAATGGCTTGATAAATGCATTGCTTATCGAGATTCTTTTCGATGCGGATAATAAGAACACATGAGGTTCAGCCAGATGACATACCATCACAGTGGGAAAGAGACCAAGTTTACAACGGACTCGATGTTTGTTGTACAGCCGAAATTCTTCATGTACTACTCCCACAACTTGATGATCAAACATCGCAGACTTATAACTTCAGTCGTGCCCTTCAAGGACCTGTTCTTGAAATGCAACTGCGGGGTATACTGGTTGATCAATCTCGAAGGCAGGAAATTATCGACCTTTACTATGAAAAGATTGACCAGCTTGAGGGGCAACTCGAACAGATAGTCCTCGATGGAGTCGGTATGCCTACCTTCTCTTGGCGCTCCAATCCCGATCTGCAAAAGCTATTCTTCAGTTATCTCGGAATCCCTGTAATCCGAAAGCAAGGTCGCCCTACCACAGACCACAAGGCCTTGGAGAAGATGCAGATCTTCCTTGTGGCCCGCCCTATAGTAAACCATCTCCTCACAATGCGTGAACTAGCAAAGAAGATAGATTTCCTCAGAACCGGAGTCGACTCAGATGGACGAATTAGAACAAGCTATAATATTAGCGGCACAAATACAGGCAGATTTAGCTCTAGCTACAGCGAGTTCGGTACTGGGGGCAACTTACAGAACGTGGAGGAAAGCCTTAGAAGCGTTTTCATCGCCGATTGGGGATGGAAGTTCGCCAAGTTCGACGCCAAGGCAGGAGAGAGTTACTGCGTTGGGGCTATTGAGGGAAACCTCTTCAACGATTGGAGATATCTAGATGCGGTCGAAAGCGGAGACGTGCATACAGCTGTGGCTAGAATATGCTGGCCAACTCTTGGATGGACCGGAGACCTTAAAAGGGATAAGTCTATCGCGGAAAGACCATTCTACCGTCACTATTCATATCGATTTATGTGCAAAAAGCTCGGACATGGATCAAATTATGGAGGCCAACCTACCACT